CTTGAAGCCAAACCTAGTAACTAACGGATTCGCCTCCTCAGATGACACCACCACGTGTTCAGCAGTTTTATTTTCAATGTTTGGTTGTGTAGCAGAATTCATAATGAATTATTGGTCAAGTTCTAACGAATATATTCAACATGTCGCGTCTTAGAACCAGAAACTTAACAACGACAGAGGTAATACGCAAAGCGCCCACTAATATCGGTTCATACAACCGACAAGGCAACGACGTGGAAGTTGCCCAACAAAACTATCCTACGCTATACTCCGCAGGAAGAGTCCCACGGCCTACGCCTCCATGTGCCCGGCCCGACACACTTCACAGGCTGTACAACGCGATGAGGACCCTACTCCTCATCAACTTCCTCTTCGTCTTCAAGCAACTCTTCAACCGCATCCTCGTTCGAGCAGAAATAGTGCAGCAATTGATCATACGAGCCTTGAGCAACATAGGACTTCAACTGAACTCGAGGAAAATACGGCACTAACCGTGGCAACGCCTCCGCGTACTGCCCACAGAAATACTTCGCTTCGTCAAAAGCTTCCCTACCATAAAGGATGCTCTCAACGATGACGGAATGCATGAAGCCCACTTCCGTTAGTGAGTCAGGCGCACGAGCCACACGCCACTGAACCATCTTCCGCAACGACGACTGCGCCAGCTTGCCGACATACCGCCCCCCTTCAATAGGCAGGTATATCGTAGTACGCTTGAGGAAGGTGAACTCATGCGGAGCCATGATGGCCACGGGTTTAGACTTGTCAGACGAGGAAGTCAACAAGTGTCCGTGCAGCTCCTCCATTCGAGAAGTGATTTCTCCAGCTTGGCACGCAAGACGTTCATCAATGGAGATCACGACGTCATCTCCGTGCGTAGCCAACTGATACGCGACCCAATCAGGCAGTCCAGACTCTTCATACAAATCCTCCAAGATCGCCGTGATCATGAGTGCACTGACAATCGAGTTGAGATGGGTTGTCATGGGATGTCCGGAAGGAGAATTTCCCGCAAAGTCATACAAGTCGCCTCGATACACTTCCGTATGACAACACACATCCTCAAAAAGCGCGTCGAGTGCCACCAGATCGGGTTGCTCATACCCCATAAG